GCATATATACCGATTGTGAAGGAATGACAAAGGAAGAAGCTTACCGTATCTGGAAGCAGACTTACGGACGCGAACTTAAACGCCGTGAACTTCGCCAGCGGGAACGTCTGGAACTTTTAATTAACCGGGAAGACTATGATAGCGCCGATCGACCACACCGGGCAGCGATCTACCACGAACTTAGTACCCTTTTCTGGGCGGCATATTACAATAAAGACGGTAGCCGGTGCCGCCTTGCCACGGAAGGGCGCTGTTTTACAGACGTATACGGTATTACCTGGATACTGCGATACGACGGAAGATACCCGAACGGGAACACGATCTTTAAGTTATGTGCTGTAGTCCGTGGGCGTATGCTGGATACCGATTTTACAAACTGAAAGGGGGTATTCTAGTGGAATGTGCAGTAGTGATAGTGGAAAACGGCTGTATCGTGATCTATAAGAGTGACGACCGTTTGAAGCTTGAAAAGGAAGTGATACGGGCGAAGAAATCCGGTTTTCCTTACGCCATAATTGTACCGCGTGACGCCAATACTACATTTTAAAAATATTTTTCTGTGACAGAGGTAAACAGAGGATAACAGAGGATAACGACGACACACGGCGGAAGCTATAAAAATTGTCGTGAAGACAAGTCGTATTTGTATCCTTATATTTTACACTGTATAATTGTCACACAGACAAATAAACAAGTAAAACCGTCACAAGGACAACGGCAAAGGAGGGAAAAAGCAATGAACAAAGTAAAGTATTACAGACTAATTAGTGGTCTGTTACTCAAAGACCTGTCAGAGAAAACAGGGTTATCCGTGGGGCATTTATCCCACATTGAAAACGGTAATAAGCAGCCGTCTAAGTCCGCTATGGAATCTATAGCATTAGCTGTAGGAAGTACGGTACCGGAAGTCTTTTATACGCCCCTTACGGCAGAAGAAAAAGAAGAAATGGAACACCTGGGCGACGAGGTAGACAATGGCTAAAGCCAGAGAACCGAAAGTATTTAAAAGTATGGACGATCTGCCTTTAATGCTTACGCCATACGACTTAATGGACTTTCTGGGAAAAGGCCAGCGACAGACCTACGAACTTATCCATAGTGAGGGCTTCCCGTATGTACAGGACGGCCCGAAGATAAAGATACCTAAGTGGCTGCTTATAGAATTTATAAATGAGAAAGTAAGGAAGGGGGAACCTTTGTAATGAAAATCCAGGAAGTGACGATAGAAGGCTATCAGTCACACACAAATAGTACCTTTCGTCTTTCCCCTGGGCTGACGGTCATTACCGGACCGTCGGACGCCGGAAAGACAGCGATCATAAGAGCGCTTCGGTGGTTCGCTTTTAATGAACCGACTGGGGAAGCGTTCTTACACACAATCCGTAACCCGGACGGGTCAGTTAAAGAAGCTGTAGATCAGGTTAAGGTATCCGTAACATTTGATAACGGTATCACGGTCACGAAGACCAGAAGAAAAGGTAAGACGACCTATACACACAGCGCTTTTCCTACAGCGTGGGAAAAGGCAGAGATACCACCAGAGATTAAGGAAACCCTGGGACTGGTAAAACAGCAGTACGGCGACTTTGAAACCTGTTTAAATTTTGCTTTCCAGCTGGACGCGCCCTTTATGCTTTCAGAAAGTGCCAGTGTGGGGGCGAAGGTCTTAGGAAAGCTGGCCGGTACAGAAATCGTAGATAAGTCGATCAGTGAGGTAAACAAAAAGACCCACCAGACACGTAGCGACATTTCTTACGCCGACAAACAGATAGGGGAAATCGACGTATCTCTTACGGAATACTTCGACCTTGACCGGTTCGACGCTGAACTTAAAATAGCGGAAGCTGCCTTTACAAAATTAAAGGAAGATCAGAGCCGACACGTCGCACTTACCGCCCTTATGAACAGCTACAATCTGAACACGGAACAGCGTATTAAGTATTACGACGAAACGGAACGTCTGGCCGGTGTGGTCGTTGCTTCTGTATCGCTTGGTATCGCGGAACGCGAACAGGCGAAAAAAGAAAAGCTGGAAGACCTTAACGCGGGATTCTGGAAAGCGGTACAAGATCAAAACGAACCTTTAAGGGTTATCCGACTTACGCGGAATCTGGAAGACTTACAGGCGGGTCTTAAGGAAGTGGAAACAGACGTAATAAGGTACGACGCGCTTTTAGGTTTCCAGTATGGATATATCAATTTACAGGAAACCATAAGAAGAACGTCGGCGTTGGTAGTGAAATTAGACCAGGCGGTAGGGCTTTCGTTCATGCTGGACGAAGCGGAAAAAGACACACAAGCCTTGGAAGCTTTAGAACGTGCCTATAAGCGATTTAAGGACGCAAGCGAAGAAGAACGCGACTTACGCTATAAGGTATCTTCCCTGGGGAACACAGAAGCGCTGGCAGACATTCTGGGAAGCATTTCTAAGCAGTACGACGAACTGGACAACCTTAAGAGGTTAAACGCGGTAAGTCAGTCAAGACAGCTTTCCTATGAAGCAGCTAGAAGATACGTAGAAAAATGTAACAGAGAATTAGAGGAAGCACAGGAAGAACTACAGGCCGCCTGGGAAGCTGCTGGGGGTGTGTGTCCATTGTGCGGAAGTGAGGTAAAAGAAAATTGTACACATTAAACGACTTCTTTTGTGGGTGCGGTGGTCTTGGTCTGGGGTTCCAGAACGCCGGGTTTAAGATCGTCGGCGCCTGGGATTTTGACAAGTACGCCGTAGCCACATACAGGGAAAATGTAGGCGATCATGTGGTACAGGCAGATATACAGAAAATGTGTATTGAAGATGTACCGAAAGCTGACGTCTGGGCGTTTGGGTTTCCTTGCCAGGACTTAAGCGTAGCCGGAAAACAGGCGGGTATAAAGCTGGAATGTGCCGACTGCGGTACCGTGTGGGAAGTATCCGCGGAAACTTACAGCGAAGAAAATTTATGTCCGGGTTGCGGTGGTACGAACCACAGGGCAGCGACCAGAAGCGGTATGTTTTTTGAAATCATGCGGCTGCTGGCCGAAGCAAGAGAGAGAGAGAGCCGGAGAAGGTTCCGAAAGTGCTTGTAGCGGAAAACGTGAAGGCGTTAAGGAAACTTCTACCAGTGCTGGAAGCTGAATATGGAAAAGCTGGGTACAAGTGCCACGCACAGCTTTTTAATAGCAAATACTGGGGCGTACCACAGAATAGGGAAAGGTATATAGTCGTCGGTACTTTGGATAGCTTGCCAGATACCTATACATACCCAGAAGAACAACACGACTACGTACCGAAGCTTTCTACAATCTTGGAAGCTGACGTAGACGACAAGTTTTATATCGCTGACGAAAAGGCCCACAAGATCATAGACCAGGCGTTACAGCGTATTTCTTCTATAGGTAAGGTACACGCCACGATTACGCCGGACAGAGTAGATAAAAGGCAGAACGGGCGTAGATCGAAGGAAGACGAAGACCCTATGTTTACACTGACCGCCCAGGACTTACACGGCGTTATTGTAGACGACACTTACGGCTATTCTACAGAGAGAGAGAGAGCCGGAAAAGGATTTACACAGAGGTAGCCCCGACACTACGGAGCAGTCGGCAAGGGGTGAAGGTGGTAGAGAATACCGTGAAAAGCGATACGGAAAAGACGCCCCCTTGTTCCCGATAGCCGAAGCTACAAAAGCCGGGATAGCTGTAGGGAGATATGGGGACGCCATAAATATAGCTTACCCGGAAAGTAACACCAGGCGCGGACGGGTCGGAAAAGAAATAGCCCAGTCGTTGCTTACAGGGTGTTCCCAGGTGGTTATATGTGATAAGAAAGGTGGAGAAAATGACACATGATTGTAGAGAGAGAGAGAGAGAGAGAGAGAGAGAGCCAGCGCCTACCGGCCATAGATCAGCTAATACAGGACGGCGTAATACAGGCACAGCGTAACGGGAAAGGAACCTTTATAGGGTGTTCCCCTACGTTACTGGCGTCGGACTACAAACAAGTACCGCTGGTACTGGAAAGGGTAGACGAATGTATGAATACAGAGAGAGAGAGAGAGAGAGAGCAGCGGCCGCAAGGGCTACCGGAAATAGAGGTGATAGGAATGTTAGAGAGTAGCGGACACGATCACAGTAGACGGGTACACAACCCGGAAGGCATTAGCCCGACAGCTACAGCTACAGCTGTAGCGGGTGGTACGCATCATATTAAAATCTTCGATCATACGAAGTATAGAGTAAGAAAACTTACGCCGACGGAATACGGCAGATTACAGGCGTTTCCTATGGATAACTGGAAACAGGTTGTAAGTAATTCACAGGCGTATAAGCAGTTCGGGAACGCCGTTACGGTAACACTGGCGGAAGGTATCGGTAAGTCTGTTATCGGTTATCTGGACAGCGTTTTAGGGGGTGCGGCAGTTTGAAAAACGATTTTATCATACGTGGAAAGGAAGCTACGCTTTTTGTAGAAGCGCCGCCAAACGTGGGGTATGGTTCCGTGGAAGTGAAGTTAGACGCTGCGGATATGGACTTAGTTAAGTCCTGGCCTGGTACATGGTTTTCCTTTATTCACAAAAGAAACGGACAGCTTTATATAAGAGCGACCGCCCACAGGGTAGGTGGTAAGGTGGTAAATGTTCCGGGCTTTGAACAGAAGCAGCCGCTTTTACATAGGGTTATATCGAAGCCGGAACGTGGACAGAACACAATCTTTAAGGACGGTAACAGCTTGAACCTTACCAGGGACAACCTTATTAACCTTCCGATCGGTGAAAGCTACATACCGGTAGAACCTACTGGACCGGAATACGCCGACATGGTTAAGGGTGTCCACTACCGGAAAGATAAACAGCGTTACGAAGTCCGTTGTTTCTACAAAGGAAAAGCCCATAACCTAGGAGTTTATAAGGACGTCGGCGTAGCGAATGAACGCGCTACGGACTTCCGTAACCTGGGGCCGGCCGGCTACCTTACGAAATACGGAAAGTGGGGTACAGTCTAATGGCATTGTATGAAGGTGGTTTGTTTAAGGTGTCCCGTAAACTGGACGGAAAAGGACGCTTACAGCTTCCGGGAGATTTTAGGGAAGCTGTAGGGTTCGCCTTAGACGAAGAAGTAGAAATAGCCGCGGTTATGCTGAAAGACAGCAAAAAGGCGGCGCTTATGATAACCAGAAAGGAAGGTAATACGAAATGACAGTAAAAGACTTAAGAGCATTGCTTTATGATGTGCCAGACGATTCCGAAGTTATGGTACTGAATGAAAACGCCCCGATCAAAGGCGCCGTACCGGTAGAACAGACATTTACCATTAAAGGCGACAAGGGTAACAACCTGGTAATTATGTATCAGAGTAAAAACGGAAAGGAAGGTACGAAGTAATGGATATTAAAGAACGTATTGAAAAGGCAAAAGAAAGACTGGAAGCTGCGAAAAATGCAAAGACAAAGGCGGAAACACAGCTGGAAGCCGCACAGGAACAGTGTAATAAGGTCGTAGAAGAAATGAAGCAGTTAGGCGTTACACCGGATACGATTGAAGCAGAGATTACCCGCTTGTCAGAATCCGTAGAAGAAAACCTTAAAAATGTGGAAAGCAACATACCGGAAGTTTAGGGGGTAGCTTATGGGACTTATGGATTTTTTTATCCGTCCAGAGCCAGTAAGCTACGGTACTGCGAAGGGTTTAAACACCTTGCAGATTAACCGTATAGCTGCTGATCTTCGTACCGCCAGGGACAAGGTTAATAACCAGATGGCGAAACGCGAACTACTGGAAAAGCAGAGAGAAGCGGCGGTAAAGGTAAAGACGGAAGCAGAAGAACAGTTAGGCGTGTTCGGACTGGTACAAATTCTTTTACAGAAGACCAGCGACTACGCCAGACAACAGGTAAAGGTAAGGATAGAAGACATAGTAAGCGAAGCGCTTAACGTGGTCTTCGGTGGGAATCATAAATTTATGATCGACCTTACCTTAAGAGGTAACCAGCCTATCGCTGAATACTACTTAAACGACGACAGCGTTATTACGAAGTTAGAAAAGCCGGACTATGACCGCGGCGGTGGAAAAATTGATATTATCGCCCTTGCGCTTCGTCTGGCAGTCGGCGAAATGGAAGGTGTAGACGGTCCGTTATTCCTGGACGAAGTAGGTAAGCACGTATCAAAAGAGTACGCGCCGTCGGTAGCGTATTTCTTAAAAGAGTATAGCGCCACTTTCGGAAGACAGATTATCCTTATCACACATAACGCCGACCTTGCGGAAATCGGGGAAGTAAGTTTAGCTGTGAAGCGTTCCCAGAATGGAGAAAGTGAGGTGTCCGTATTATGAAAAAGCATTGTGTAGACTGCGGGATTATCTTTTATACGGACGACCCAGACCAGGTACGGTGTGAGTGCTGCGAGGACGACAGAAAGGTGGACGAAGAAGATGGTTAAATTTTTATTCGTAGGCGATTTACACTTACGCGGAACGAACCCCAGAAACCGTATAGACGACTATAAGGAAGTCGCGAAGCAGAAGCTTAAGGAAGTTTTTAAGATAGCTGTAGATAACGCTGTAGACGCAATTTTACAGCCTGGGGATATATTCGACCGGCCAGAAGTTGGTATAGCCGTTCTTCTGGAATTTGCAGAAGTGTTAAAGGAAAGTCCAGTAGATATTTACTGTACACTGGGTAACCATGATATTTACGGATATAACGTAGACAGTTATTACCGTACCAGTTTAAGGCTTCTGGAAATGCTGGTACCACAGCTTAAGGTTATCAGAAGCGCCAGCGACAAGCCTATCTATCTGGCAAAGGGACACTATAAGGTGTATCTGACTGCTACACCATACAGTAAGGATATGGACATAAACGGTTATGGATATGGACCGGACGTAGATTACCCGGAAGGTAACCATATCGGGGTACATATAGCCCATGGTATGTTACTAGATCACCGCCCACCGTTTGACCGATACAGTGACTTATATAAGGTGGACACGACCGCCGATATTATTCTTACTGGACACGATCACTTAGGCTATGGGATTTACCACAGAAGCGCTGACGACAAGCTTTTTGTAAATCCAGGCAGCCTGTTACGTATGTCGGCTTCCGTTAATGAGATGGAACGGCAGATACGGGTAGCACTGATTAAGATAGACGAAATCAGTGGAAAATACGAAGCAGATTTTATACCGGTGTCGTGTGCGAAGTCCGGGGAAGAAGTCTTAGATCGTAGCCGTATCGAAGAAGAAAAGGAACGGCAGTACGCTATGGACAACTTTAGCGCGCTTATCCAGGGTCACACAGGTAATAAGGTTCTTATGGATATTAACCAGATTATAGACCAGGTAGCGGCCGAAGAAAAATACAGCCCGGAAGTAGTAAAGACAGCCTTACAGATCATTGATAGACAAAGGGAGCTTGTAGCGGTATGAAGGTGAAATTTTGGACTTGTGGTAACTGTGGACATGAAGAACCGATTACGGATAATGATTTACAGGAACTTAACCCGGTGGTTTCTTCCGCTGGTGTTATAAAAATCAGCTGCCCGAACTGTGGCGCTTATACGATCAGTAAACCGTTTGACAGTTCTTGTATGGGTGGGTCGTTCCTGGTGGTACGCCCACATATCCGAAAGGGGGCGAAGCCGTGGCTGGTAAAAAGATAAATGCTTTCAATGAACTTTGCAAAGATATTATGATCGCAAATATGGCGGATACCTTGAAAGCTTACGGCGGCTTCCCGGAACTGGAAAAACAGGTTTACGACTTAAAGGCGTGTACCGTTATGGAAGTCGCCAGCGCGGTAACTATCGTACAAAATGTCGTTATATCTGCCATAGTTAAAATATCTGTGGAACAGGCAAAGGCACAGGAAAAAGAACAGGAACAGAAAAACGGTATTTTAGGTAGCTTTACAAAAACATTATGCAATTAGGAAAGGGGTAAGACAATGCAGATACTCAAATTAAAAGACGGCGTGGACGTCGAAAGCCTTAGAAAGTATGGCTTTAAGACTGGTAAAGAATGGGCCGCCCAGGGGGAACGTTGTTTTCTTCCAGAAGTAGGTATGTCCTATCAGTATGAATGGTTTCATGTGTTCGCTATGGACGAAGAAGAACCGGAAAAGATTGCTTATACAAGTGATGAATTTAGTATTCCGCGTATGCAGCTGTATGTACGTGATCGCCACGTATGCTGTAGTTGTTCCGTGGAAGGTACCTACCACATTGATAACGACGATATGGAACCGTTGTTTACCGTGTTATTCGATATGATAACCGACGGCATTTTGGAGAAAGCAGAGGTGTAAAACATGAAAGAAGAATTACAGAAACTTATTGAACAGTACGGCGCGGACGCCGTAGCAAAGGCGGCAGCCGAAGCCTTGAATAAACACGTACCTACCATTAACACCCCGGTAGTGACAGACGAACAGCTGATTAACACTATCTCACAGCTGGACGCTGCTGTTACAGATATTCTGGAAGCTGGCCGTAAGAATGAAGAAACCTATCAGAATAAGGCAGAGTTAGTCAGACGCGCCCGCCAGCTGGAAACTTCTATACAGATCACAGAAGCAGAAGCTATTAACACGATCTGCGGAACCGGTAAGGACGCTTACGGTATTATCTCTTACCCAGACAGTACACAGGTTAAGGTAGCTGTTACAAACGATACCCAGCGTGACGCTTTCCGTAGACACTTTAGCGCCACAGAACGTAAGGAACTGGCAAGCGTGGAAGCAGATATTAAGGCTATCGAGGTTTCCCAGTTCAAGACCAGGGAAGACCTGGACGCAAAGAAAGAAGCCTTAAGCTGTATCAGAGCGAAGGCACAGTTACAGGCCGCCGCACTTACCTACCTTGCGTAACGAGAAACAGGCGGAACGTAGGCAGCGTGGCGAAGACTTCCAGGAAGAATGTAGAAGAAGCTGGCGGCAGATACCAAACTTATGGCGGTTACGCATTACAGACGGTGGAAACTTGGGTACACGGCCAGCGGACGAACTGGTACTTCTGGAACACGTAAATTTACTTTGTGAGGAAAAGAGAACGGACGGCGACCGGTTCAAGTTGTCAATGCTACGCGCCGACCAGCTTACAGGTCTGATAAATTTTGAGAAGGCATTAGACAGAAACATAGGGCTTGTCCTGGTATCTTTCCTTAACGAAGCTGTAGACGTTGCCTACGCTTTCCGGTTGGTTCACGCTATGGCGTATATGAACCAAAAAGGACGGCGTTATATAACGCTGGAAGAACTACAGCAAGGGAAAATAAAAGCTATCAACCTTCCACGGATAGAGATAAACGGCGAACGTGGATACGATTTAAAGGGGGTGCGAGATTGCACATATACGAAAGCAATAACATAAGGGTAAGTGGCTATCCGCTTCCCTTGAAACTGAAAATAGTAGACGATCTTACGATAGATAACCCGGCATACTTAAAGGCGAAGTACCAGCGTCGCCCTACCTGGGGCATAGACCAGAAGCTACAGCTTTTTACATATGATAACGACGGAAGCTTAATACTTCCCCGCGGTTATGTAGATCGTTTATACAATCTTATCTCAGAAACAACGACGTCCGTTAAATGGGACAAGGAACAGGTAGAAGGGGAACCGGTAGACTTCGGACCGTGGAACGAAAACTTCCAGATCAGAGATTACCAGCACCCGCTTATAGATAGCCTGTTACGTAAAAATGGTATCGGGGTTTCCCCGGCTGGCTCTGGTAAAACTATCATGGGTATGCGATATATCTATGAAGTTGGACGCCCGACCTTATGGCTTACCCATACCAGAGATTTAGTATATCAGACCAGGGACAGGGCGTTATCTACACTGAAAGGCGTAGGCCGTGTCGGTATCCTGGGGGACGGTGTAGAGGACTTCGGCGACCGTAAGCTTATCATAGCGACGGTACAGACACTTAAGGCAAAACAGCGACTTGTAGAAAAGCTGAAAGAATTTATAGGCGTCGTCGTGATCGACGAAGCGCACCACTTCCCCAGTACCCAGTTTTTAGATACCGCCGCCCAGTTTCCGGCGAAGCGTATCATAGGACTTACGGCTACGCCGAAGCGTAAAGACGAAATGGAACAGCTTATGTACTTAGGTATCGGACCTGTACTACATGAGGTTCCACGAACCGCTCTTTACAAAGACGATCAGCTGGTTTTACCGGAAGTAAAGTTTATCTATACGTCCTTCACTTATGGAAATGAAGACAGCGCCGACGGAAACGTAGACGCCGGGGGCGAAGACCTAGATTACCAGGACGTCTTATACCGACTTTTTGAAAACGAAGACCGGTTAAACCTGGTAGCCCAAAGTATTGTAGACGCGGTTAAATACGGTCAGTCTATCGTACTTTCCGAAAGCGTAAGGTACTGCTTTAGGCTGAAAGAGAAAGTAGACAAACTTCTTACAGAACAAGGCTATAGAGGTTGTAAGACAGCTGTAGTGCATGGCGGACTTACCCGGTATAGCTGGAAGGTAGCCAGCGGAAAACGACAGGCCGAAGCCCTGGCAGCTGACTACGGTACAGAATGTAAGTACGACGGAAAAACCAGAAGGTGGAAAGTAAAAACGCCACAATACACCGAAGAAGAATTTAAGAAGTGGCAAGTTACCAAAAAGAAACGACAAGAGATTTTAGACCAGTGTAGGGAAGGAAAAGTAAATATCCTTTTTGCTACACAGTTAGCCCGTGAAGGTTTGGACATACCTAGCCTTTGCGTAGGGCATACAGTAACACCAAAACGTGGGGACGGAAAGAGTAACACCGGTCTTAATCTGGAACAGGAAATAGGCCGTATTATGAGAAAGGACCCACAGAACCCAGATAAAAAAGCGATATGGTTCGACTATGTGGACGCTTCTGTAGGCGTTCTGAAAGGTCAATACTACAGCAGAAGAAAGGTATATAAGCGTCTGGGTATTAAGTTACCATCTAAGCCGAAAAGCGCCGAAAAGGACGTTATAGACGGTTTACTGGATAGTATTAAATTCTAATTACGAAAGGAAGTATTTATTATGAGCGAGAACACAACACAGAACATGGACGTAGCAGCAAAGAACGCCGGAACAGAAGAAGTAGCAGGTACAGCGATCGTAAAAGCAGCGGAAACAGCTGTAGCAGAGGTTAAGCCGAACGGTGCCGCATACATTACCACACTTCTTAATAACACTTTTGAGGAGTTCCAGAAAGCAAACGACGGCTTAGACCTTGATTTTGTTTACATGGGTTCCTGGCTGACTGTGGATAAGAAAGGGGATTTTGTGGATAAAGACGACGACAGCATTAAATATAAAGATCATATCGACGTCATTATCGGAAAAGGTGAAAAGCGTTGGTCTTTATGGGGATTACAGAATAGCCCAGAAGATGGCCAGCTGATCGTAGCTTGCAGAGAGAAAGAAGACGCCGTACAGCAGCTTACAGCGTGGTTACAGGAGAACCCGGAAGCTGCGGAACGCTACAGCGTGGAAGACCTGGAACTTCGTTATATGGCTTCGGTAGTTCCTATAGACGCCCTTTCTGAAGCCGACGGTATCCCGAAAATTTATATTATGTCCTTCGCCCCTACCGCTACGATCGCCTACGGTAAGTATGCTATGAATGTATTCCGTGGAGCGTATAAAAAGATCGGTATTCCGGCACGTACAGGACTTACCAGCGTGGTTACCAGACTGTCTACAGAAGAACAGCGTAGCCGTACAGACGCTTCCGTGTCCTGGCTGGCTATTAAATTTGAAGCTATGGGAGTATTTAACCCGGAAGACTATACCACAAAGTAAAACAGGGGGCCTTAAGAAATGGCAAAACAAAATAAAGAATATGTGTACGTGGATTGTTACCAGTGTGACGAAAACGGAAAGAGTAGCCCGTGGAAGCGTAAACACTTGGACGACGTACAGAAGTGGCAACACGAAGAAGCAAAGGACTTTAATTGTTTTGCCACGGTCCAGAAATACGCAAATGAGAAGAAGACAGAGGGGGAAGACTTCTTAGCCCCCCTGTACTTCGACCTTGACTATAGCGAAAATCCGGCAGTAGCCCAGGAAGAAGCTATTAAGCTGGTGGAGTTCTTCACCGGGGAACTTGACATACAGGAACAGGACTTACATATCTACTTTTCCGGGTCTAAGGGCTTCCACATTCTGGTAGACGAAAGAGCGTTAGGCGTAGAGCCTAGAAAAGACTTACAGAGAGTATATAAGCATATTGCCGGATACCTTCGTTACAGGTTAGGAGAAGTACAGGAACAGGAAGACGAAAACGGACGACCAGTAGAGTATACAGAACCTTTAAAAGCTGTAGACCTTGTGGTTTATACCGTAAAGCGTATGTTACGTCTTCCGTATTCCAGGCACCAGAAGACCGGGCTTTACAAGATCGAACTTACCTTACAGCAGCTTAAGGAATTGACTTTAGACGAAATTAAGGAAAGAGCGCGTACCGGCCAGCCTATCCAGAGAGAAGAAAAGACAGTACGTAAAAGACCAAAAGCTGGGGTGTTCTACGCGGACAAGCTACACGAATACGAAGAAGCCGCCGCTACGGTATCTGATAAGCGAAGTAAAACAGAATATGTTTTCGTTAAGGATAAACCGCCGGTATGTGTAGAAGACATTCTTAACAATGGCTGGAAGAAAGACGGCGATCGTAATAACGCCACTGTACAGCTTTGCTGTTACTTTAAGGCAGCCGGATACAAAAAAGAAGAAGCTACAAGTATCCTGGAAGACTGGGTAGTAAAATTTACCAGCGCGGACAGTCGGTATAGTATCCAGCAACGTAAGGCGAACACCAGAAACGTTATAGAAAGTGTTTATGGAAGTGAAAAGGACTACCAGTTTGGGTGTGCTTTCATACGATCACTTCACGGCGAAAAGAAGAAAGGCGACAACGACTACGACAGGGTACCATGTGCCGGTGATATGTGTCCTTGTATCAAGGGTAACACCGACGTAACCGAAGAAGCTATAAACCTTCCGCTTGCGAAGACTTCCGACGCTTCCCTTACCGGTAAACTGATTACGACCCGCGTAATGGTGGCCGGTAAGAAACATACGCCTTACGTTGTACCGAAAAAAGTAGAATATTCATGCTGGGGACAGGAAAAATGTAAAAAGTATGGCTGTCCGCTGCTGAACATTCCTACAGCTACGGCATATAAGGAACTGAACGCCCACAACCGCGAACTTATTCAAATGACAGAAACGGGCGACGACAACATAAAGGGAATCCTTCGGGAGATCAGTGGGATACCGTCTTGTGGAAAGTATGATACTTCCATTGTGGAAACGATCAACGTAGACGAACTTCTGGTTATCCCTATGGCGGAAGAAGACGGTGTTAAAGAAGATGATACCGGAAGTTATGTACTTCGTAAGATTTACGCTATCGGTGGTATGAAGATTGAAACGAATAAATACTATGAGATCAGCGGTTATATGTACCCACACCCGAAGAACCAGGAAAGTACCATTCTGGTAACGAACGCGACACCTTTACAGGACGTCGTAGAAAGCTTTTCCTTGACCGAAGAAGTCCGGGAAGAATTGGATAGCCTTAGACCGGAAAGTATGACAGTGGAAAATATCGTATCGAAGCTGGGAACCATACTTAACGATCTGACTTATAACGTAACGCATATCGTAGAGCGTGACGAAGTTCTTTTAGGGCTACTGTTAGTCTATCACAGTATTTTACGCTTCCGTGTTCCGTGGGATACCGACCCTATAAGGGGGTGGGTAGAACTTAAGATAGTCGGCGACACTGGTACCGGTAAGTCTGCTTTAGTTGAAAAAATGATGAAGTATATCGGACTTGGTAACCGTGTAAATGCAGAAAGTACAAGCCGTACAGGTCTTACCTACAAAATGGAACAGGGTAACCGTGGAAGCTGGTATATCGTCTGGGGTGCCTGGCCGCTGGCAGATAAAGAACTTATATGGATAGACGAAGACACCGGTATAGAAAAGGACGAATACGGAGAAATGACCCTTGCACGATCAGACGGTAAGCTGGAAGTAAAGCGAGCCGTTACAGCTGAAACACCTTGTAGGGTAAGGGCTATCCTTTCCGGTAACGCGCCGAAAGGTAAACGTCTTTCCGACTACGCCCAGGGCGCCGAAAGCTTAAAGGACGTATTTAACAATGAGGATATACGACGCTTCGACTTCGCTATATTTATGAGATCGACCGACGTAGACCCGGAAAAGTATAACCGGTCGCTTCCGTCATTTCCGCGAACCATGAGCGACGACGCCTTAAAAAATAATGTGTTATTCGCGTGGAGCAGAACCCCGGAACAGGTTGTATTTTTACCCGATACTGTAGACGCCATTCTGGAAACAGCTACGAAGCTGTCTAAGGTATACGGAAACGCTACAGATATTCCGCTGGTATCGCCTTCCGATCAACGTAACAAGGTGGCACGTTTGGCCGTGGCCCTTGCTTCCCTTACGCACAGCGTAGACGAAAGCGGGGAACGAATTACCGTTTACCCGGCACACGTAAATTTTATTTATGATTATCTGGTACAGCTGTATAACGCCCCTGGTTGTGGTCTTAATTATTATGCACGACTGGCAGTATCAGAAGAAATAGTAGGGGATAAATTCGACAAGATTACAAACGAGTTAAGAAAGCTGGATACCCTAAAGGGGGCCAGTAAGTATAACGAGTTTATAGACCTTTTCGCCAGACAGAAATACTTACGACTTGGCGACGTAGAAGCTATGTTAAGCATTGAGAAGGAAGAAGCAAAGGCTATTATTAACCAGTGTGTCCGCCTTCGTATGCTGACTATGACAAGCGGCGGATATAGAAAAACGCCGCGGTTTAACTCTTATATATCAAAGTGTTTTGAAATGGGATTATTCGATTACATGGAAAACGACATTTAAAAAGGGGGTTCTATTATTGAATTTAAGTAATATGTTCCCAGCTTCCGGCGGTCTTGCAGCACAGGTTAAAAAGCCAGTTGCTACGGCAGTAGCAAAACCTACAGACAATAAAGCTGTAGGTTCTTCCCTGGCGGACTGTATGCAAACAAGAAAGCGTCCGGGAGAATGGGCGATCAAATGGCCGAAACTTCGTAAGCAAGGTTTTAAAGACTACAGACCGCTTCTTACTATACAGGAAGTTATTGATTACTGTAACCGTTGTGAGGAAACCGGGTTAGGTGGTTTCGACTACGAAACAAGTGGAGATAAAGACCATAGGATACCGCCGACAGACGAAGACGGTAATACAGTAACAGGAAAAGCCTTAGACAGCTGGACGCGTGACGTCAACCTTGACCCGTGGAAAGCGGAAGTGTGCGCTATGTCTTTATCGGCAGCGTGTGACGAAGCGAGGGCTATCTTTATTGACAATCCGGGGGCTAATCAGTTTGAACCTGGTTTGTCCAGAAGCGAAGCCAGAAAACGACTTTTTGATACCTTAGAACAATATTTCTTTACTAATCATAAAATCGTAAAGATTGCCGTAAATATGAACTTTGAAACGAAATTCACGGCGAAATACGGAAAATATATTCTTATGCCATGTGCTGACCCGTTCATAGCATGGATAAGGCTGTCACAGCTGCTATTACCAAACAAGATAAAAAATCCGAAACGCCCTTACGTTGGTAAAGGTCTTAAGCCTATGACGAAGGAAGTCTTCGGGGTACAGATGTCAGAATTTACTTCTGTCCTGGAACGTAACCAGGCGTTATTTTTCGACCAGGTACCAAACGACGAACACGACGCCTTAAGCTACTGCTGTGAGGATAGCGACTACGCCGTACAGCATTACCTTTACTGGGACGAAGTAGCGAAACAGATAAGTAATGATAACGAAGTATACCCGACCTATTCCGACTGGTTAAAAAATATCGAAATGCCTTTTACAAGGGTTACAGGTATTATGGAATACTGGGGTATGAAATGGGACAGCGACATAGCCCAGGTTAAAAGAGAAGAAGCAAAGAACGCGATCGAAATAGCCGCCCAGACTATGAAGGACCTGGCCGCAAGCGTCGGCATAAAAGACCTTAACGTAGGTGTCGGCGGTAAAACGAAAGACGTTAAATCTTTTGTATTTGATACGCTTAAGCTTCCGGCGGCTGCCTGGTCTGACAAAACAAAAGACCCTAGCCTGGACAGTAACGCCCTTATGGATATGATCTTTATGTTAGAAAACAAGCTGGAAGACCCAGACGAAGAAAAGTACCTGGAAACACCTTTACCGGAAGAATGGGAAATGGTAGACCCGGACTTATCTTATCAAGATCAGCGTCTTTTATGGCCGCGCGAATATACTACAGCAGAAGTTAAGCGTATCAGAATCGCGCGTAGGGAAGAACACCCATATAAGGACATTGGTATTAAATTCTTAAAGAGTATGCAAACCATACAGAAGTACGCTACTTTGTTATCTTCTCACGTAGAAGGCCGCGAAAAATACGTAAACCCTGTTACTGGCAGAATCCACGCAAAGTATGAACCATGGACAGAAACGGCCCGCCTTGCGTCCAACAGTCCGAACGGCCAGAACGTACCGCGCCCGGATAACGACGAACTGGGGGTACGAAACTTCTATAAGGCGGAACCCGGTAAAGTATTCCTTCTGGAAGATGAAAGCGGCTTTGAACTTCGTTTAACTGCCTGGAAGTCCGGGTGTGAAGTTATGCGTAAAGCTTTCAGAGATCACGAAGACCTACACAGAAAGACAGCGGCTACTATGACGGGTAAACCAGAAGCAGAGGTTACGAAGCACGAACGTAGTGGAGCGAAAGCCGGAAACTTCGGTTCTGTTTACGGCGGTACAGAACACGCCTTACAGAAAACCTTTAAGAAAATGGGGCTTCGTAAGAGCCTTCCAGAGTGTAAGAAGATCGTAGACGCCGTTATGAAGACTTACCCAGGTATCCCACGTATGCAAGTAAACGCCAAAATAAAAGCTAGGGAAACGGGATACGCGGAAACCATTTACGGCTATAAGCGTCTGCTTCCGGCGATTAACAGCAGTAACCGTTACACAAGGTCAGAGGACGAACGACGGGCAGCGAATACACCGGTACAGGGTTCCGCCGCCGATATTATGAAACGCGCCCAGAATACCGTATACGAAAAATGTGGTATGGATACCGCAAGCCATAACGGTATAGCTGTAGAACCGTGGGACGGCTACGCTACAGAAACAAAAGAACTGTTAAGCTGTAAGCCTTTCATGTTACACGGACATACTGATATGGTAGCCCAGATACACGACGAAATTATAGTAGAACTGGACGACGATACCACGCTTGTAGATACTTACGCAAAATGGCAGAAAGCCGTTATGGAAGTTCCGCCACTTAAGGACTTCCCTGTACAGCTGGAAGCAGAAGCCAGCGTAGCCTACAGCTGGGGTAATAAAATGAGCCTGGAAGACTGGGAGAAAGCGAGGGGGTTATAAAATGGGAAAACCATATAAGCAGCCGCAAAAGTGCGAAGTTATGGCCGGTAGCAAACTGGAAATTGAAATGTTACAGTATTCGCTTAATGAAGCAAATCAGAAGCTTGCTAAGAAATCCGCTGATCTGAATACCGTAACACGCATTATGGAACAGACTACAAAAGTGGCAGATCAGCGAAAAGAGAAGGTAGACAACCTTATTAAATTAACGACGACCTTAACGAAGCGCGTTACTTACTGGAAAGTGGCGGCGATCATTGAAGCCGGTATTATTATCGGTCAGATTTTATTAAAGGTGGTGGCATGATGTACAGAATGATAATTGTAACAGCGCTGGGTAATTATGTGGTAGAAATGGTACCGGAAAAGGAAGAACCTACCGCCGACGAACTTATGAAAATGTTTCTTGAAACAAAGGCGGACGTAGAAAGTGGCTGTTTTATGGAAGGCTGGACACCTACAGACAGCTTAAGCGGGGCGCCCGGTGTATTCGCTATCGGTAAAGGCTTGGAAATTTTAGCGTACCACGTAGAGCGTCGCCCGGAATTTGACTTACCGCCCATAAACCCAGATAACGTTAATACGCGTCGCCCGCTTTCGCTTAAGTTTAGCTACCTGGGTAACGAAATGATCGCGAAGTGCATACAGGACGATATAGGAAGCGTAGCCGTGATCTTCTGCTATGCGGTAAATGGAGAACCGCCGACAGATGTATTAAATACTAAGAAGCTTTCCGAAAGCCTTTGTAGCTGTATCCGGCACCACTTAAACTACGCCGACGACGAATACCTTTTACAGATTGCCGAAGACGGGATTGTAAGAAACTATTCACAGGCGGAAGAAGTTGTAAAACAGCTGGAAGACCAGTTTAACACCCTTCACAGTAATAAGACAGGGAAAGCCTGGAACGGCTGGAAAGGGGAAAGCTAATGGCAGCCAGGAAGCTTACCAAAAGCCCGGAAGGGGAAGTAGTAACCTTTTCTACGAAACGGGGAAAGCCGGATACCTGTAGTGAAACGTGTGGCGGTATTTATCGTTTCAAAGGGGAGTTGTACTGTAAATATTTCCATAACGTTGTCGGTAAGCGTGACGAAGAATGTATAAAGAATGAGGTAAAAGGTGGTGGGCGGCATGGATAAAGACCTTATGGAAGAACTTGGACTTATGGCGACAGATAGCCAGTTAGACTACATAGACACGCTGTTAGACCAGGCGGGCGGCGTCCTGGAAGACTACACGGATACACCGCTAGAAGAACTGTCTAAGGACGAAGCCAGCGACATTATAGACGAACTGAAAGGGGAACTAGGCTATGACTGAATTACCGAAGAAGATTATAGTAAATCAGATACCCTACAGCGTTTGTAATTCAAATGACCCGTACAGTTATGAAGCAGACCCAGGGGTACAGGAAATCCGGGTTACACAGGAAGCAGCACCGGCAAGAAAGCGCCAGTATTTCATGTGGGAAGTAGCACACCTTTTACTGGTATCGGCCGGTATGTCACAGAAAGAAGCAGACAAGTACCACGCTGGCGTAGGAAGTGTCCTTAACCGCCTGGTTATTGACAATGACACGGATTTTGTGAAGGGGCGTAAGCCCGTCCCTTCCATGATCTGGATAAACGGACTTCCTTACACTATCCAGCAAGGTATTTTTAAGGAATTACAAGACGAAGACCTGGGCGGGCGTGTTACATATGACACCTTATACATACAGATCATGGAAGACCTTAAACCAGATATTAAAAGCTATGTGGTTGTCCATGAGATTACACACGCGGTACTATTTGAAGCAAACGCCGGAAACTATGATAGCAAGGAAACATTTGTAGAAGCCCTGGCGTGGCAGTTGCTTTACTTTTTACAGGATAATGATTTATCAATATTAAAACCAGAAGGAGAGTAAAAACATGACAAAATCAGAATTTTTAGCACAGGAAAACGTACCAGAATTTATTAAGGCGGTTGTATCCAGTCTTCCGAGCGACGTTGATGTAGAGATTGAAGGCTTTAAACTTGGCAAACCACAGAAAAAAGAAAGCTGTAGCTGTGATCGTGTCCATGAAGACGGCGTAGACATTTCCGCATATGTGGAAGGTATTGGCGATCGCGTGGTAGCACTGATAGAGCTTTTAGACTGCAAGGGTCGTATCTCAAGATCTGACTTAGATAAGGCTATGGGACACGTAGACGTTATTTCTGGAACCATAAGCCAGCTGTATAACTTCCTTGCCAATGAACCAAAAGAAGGGAAAGAAGTACGTTTACCGAAAGACTGATTAAGAAAGGACGTAAATATAATGAGTGTAAAAACGACGACAGTTTATAACTGTGACTATTGCCAGAAGCAGTTACCGGACGACTACGCCACCACGAACGGCGAAGGCAAGGGCTACTATGTAAAGAAAGCCCACGACACTATACCACTGGATACACCCATAGCCGGGTGTACCGGTATTGTAGTAGAAGTGACTTTAGGAACACCGAAGGACGACCACCACTTTACAGACCTTTGCGACGACTGCCGCCTTAAGTTCCTTAAGATGGCTGTAGAACACCTGGAACGTAAAGTAGCCGCAGAGAAAGAAGGTCTTAACAATGATGGCGAAGAAACCGACGTATAACCAGAAGAAATTTTTAAAGGCGAACCGACTGGACCCCTTTAACTGGTTAGTGCAGAAAGATACCCCGGAGTTTATGCAGATCATTCATAAGTATTCTGGCACCGTCCGCAAGATTAAAAAGAAGGTGGCTGTATGACGTTATTTGAACTTTTCAGTATCGTACTTATGGGAATTATTGTGTTAATCGGAATTGGCGTAATTTTAGGTTTTATCCTGGTCGGCGTTATCATTATCAATTATTTCAGATGGCGACACCAGGAGAAAAAGGCAGCCAGAAAGCGGGGGCAGAATGGGGAAACGTAAGTATTATTTTCCACCTAAGGCAGAAAAGAAGCCTATCACGATAAGCGACGACGTAAAAGAAGAATTAAAGAAACTGGCGGATAAGTACGCCGACGACGCTATAAAGGAACGACAGACCGAAGACCTGGACAATTACATAGCGTTTACACTGGAAGCCTTAAGACGCCTGGGGTGGACCGGTAAAGTACGCCTTAACCGCTTTCTATCGGTACTTACCACGGTAAGCGAAGAAGCCGCAAACGCCGACAACCCGCCGGAATACGCGAACCAGATAAAGGAACGTTTTAAGAAGATCGGCGTTAAAGCGTTCACTAAAAACGACGACGCAACCCCACAGCTGGAAGACCACGTAGAAAGGAACGACGACAAATGAAGCTGTATGTATTTTATTTTTCAAGAGTAACGAAGGAAGTAGTAAGGGACGAAGTAGAGGTAGAAAACAAGCCGAAGTCCTATAAGACGCCAGCCGGATACTGCTTACCGTACTTAAATGTATCGAAGTTCTTAAAGGCGGATACTGATACGATTTACCACGACGCCTACGTTTCAGAGAATGGCGACTTTAAAAAGGCGGTAATCGCTTTCCGTAAATACTTCGCAGAGAAGCACAGAAAAGCGAAAGCCGAAATGGAGAAGTACGACGACTTTTACCGTAGCTGCTTCAAGTATACTACGCCGACGGGTACCGTTATGGTTCCGTAAGAGGTGGAAAGCATGAGTAAAGAAGAATTTATAGCCCTTATCGGGCAAGACGTTGTAGTAGACTATAATTTTTGTGGAGAACTGCAACAGTGGAGCATGAAAAACTTTAGTATCAAAGATGGAGTTATCCGACATAACAGACTGCCGCTTATCATGGACGTTTTCATAAAGGGCGCCCATAACCCACATAAGGGAGAAGCGACACACGGGTAACCGATCGGAAAGGAACCGGTAATATGAAAGCAAAAGAAAACCCATTAAACCAGAGCGTAACAGGTAACCCGTATTATGATTATCTGATACACGAAGTCCAGGTAGTATGTAACTGCCCGACAGATAAGGCTATGGCGATCGTAAGCTATGTAAACAGTCTGGGTAGTAGTCCGATTGAATTTATAAGAAAGTTGCCAGACTATGTAGGCAACCCCCACCCGGACGCCGACGAAGTGTTACAGGCGTTAGAGAATATCAGAGAAGACCACGGCGTACAAAGATATGGTATCTGCTTCCCGGAAGGTTATGCAAACCGAAAGGAAAGACGCCGCCAGGAAAAGGAAGCACGTAGACAGGCCAGAAAGGAACTGTTGCAGTATGGAAGATAACACACGCAAGGTAGAAGCTGTAATTAAAGGTGTTACCGCAGATCGTAAGCAGCTGATCTTAAGTATCGGTAATGTGGAAATGACCGCGACCCGAAACTTTACCGGTCTGTTTGCGGCTACCGACCTTCGTAGTATTGTTGGAGAACCAGACAAAGAAGTAAAGATACCCGTGTTAAGTCTTTCGACCCAGGAAGTCAAGGGCTTTAAGGTTCCGGCGTTCGTGCAGAGTGATACGCTGAAAATCACGAAGCTGTAGGTACAGCGAAGAACGTAGAAGGCAGAGCGTAGAGCGAAGATCAGAGAACGTAACAGGTAAGGCGCGGTTCGTAAACGAATGGGAAGGGAATACAGCCCAAAAGAAAAGAATTGTCTAATATTACTATATTATATACATACTACTATATACATTATTATATATAATATCTAATACAATAGTTATTATATAATATATACAGTATTTATTTTTCTTTGGGGGTACTTGTTTTTCTTACTCATTTTACCATTCATTTTTG